TCTATCTGGAGAGATAAAAGTGCCAAACACCCAGAAGGCAAATCTTCCAGTGGAATGACTTTTAGAGTTGAGAAGGTGATAAGCGGATGAACAAACTCAGTTACATTGATATTTGTAAAGGCGCATTTGGGCGCAAGGTAGCATATACCAGTGTTTCAACCATTACTTCCGAAAATATTTTGAAGGTAGTTGGTAGGGCAGTTAGTGTCCTGAATTATAATAGGCCGTTCATTCGCTATCTTCATGATTACTACATGGGGGATCAGCCAATTTTGTACAGGGAAAAGGCAGTGCGTCCAGAAATTAATAATAAGACAGTGGAAAATCATGCTTTGGAAATAGTTCGTTTTAAGGCAGGTCAGACATACGGTGAACCTATCCAGTACGTGAGCCGAAAAAAAGATGAGAATATCAATAAAGCTGTTGATGCTCTTAATGATTATATGAGAGACGCTCATAAACAGGCAAGAGACATTGAACTTGGTACTTGGCAAAGTTCTGTAGGGATTGCCTATAAGGCAACCTTAAAGGCTGAAAAAAACAATCCAGTTCCATTCCGGATTCACATTCCCACGCCGCTAAATACGATTGTAGTATATTCGCAGGAAGATGGCCGAGATATGCTTTCGATTCAGCAGTTGAAAGACGAAAACGAGCAACAGTATTATCTTTGTTTTTCCGAAGATAAATATTTTATCATTAAGAATAGTCAGATTACTGATAGTGGCATTAATGGATTCGATGGGATCCCAATAACGGAATATCCAAATAATCCTGATCGCTTATCTGATATTGAAATCGTAATTACGGCTTTGGATCAGATAAATAAAATGCAGTCCGACCGAATGAATGGTATTGAGCAGTTTGTTCAAGCATTTATGCTTTTTAAAAACTGTGAGATTTCAAAAGATGAATTTATAGAAATGAGCCAGTTGGGTGCAATACAGGTTAAAGATTCGGGCCAAGCCAATAAGTCAGATGTGAAGCTTATGACTGCTGAACTTAATCAAGAGCAAACTCAGGTATCCAAAGACGATATATATCGTCAAGTGCTTGTAGTTGAGGGAATGCCAGATCGTCAGCAAAATACTGGTGGCGATACCGGCCAGGCGGTTTATCTTAGAAATGGTTGGGATTTTGCAGAGCAACGGGCAAAGCTTGACGAGCCTTTTATCATTGAAGCAGAAAAGAAACATTGTCAAATCGTGCTTAATGTCATCAAGCAAACCACAAATGATGTTCCTTTGACCGTCCGGGACTTTGATGTGAAAATCACTCGCAACTCCACCGACAATATGCTTGTTAAAGCTCAGTCATTGGATTACTTATTGAGGAATAAAGTAAATCCACTAATTGCTTTAACTACTTGTGGCCTATTTGGTGACCCTGAAAAAGTATGGATAATGAGTAAACCCTACATGGATACGATATTTAAGACGCAAGAACAGTTAGATGTTGAAGCAGAAAAAGCAAGAGCTTATGAATTACTAAAGAATCAATCGAATAATTCAGCGGTTAAAACAGGAGAAGCATAATAGCTTTTCTTTTTTATTTTAAATTTGGAGTCATCCGTAAATGGCAAAATCTAGCAGGAGCGACCTGCGTCACCAAAAGCGTGGATTAGAAGGAGGACATTGTTATGACCAGAGAACAGGCTAAAAAGAATTTGATTGCATTAGGTGTTGCTGAACCGACTGATGAGCAGATTACAGGTTATTTGAATCAGCATAACGGTGAGATAAAAAAGGTTCAGGATGACGCTGATAAATGGAAGAAAGAGGCTGAAAAGGCTGAAGAGTTGCAGAGTAAACTTGATGGGATTGAACAGCAGAATCTTTCGGAATTGGAGAAAGAAAAGAAAGCCAGGGAAACGGCTGAAAAGAACGCCGCTGACTTACAGAAACAGCTTACTCATTCAGCGGTAGAGGGAATCTTTGCAAAGGCAAATTTATCTGGTGATGAGTTTGCTGGAATGATTGGTGCTTTGTCAGGTATGGATTTAGAGGCTGCTAAAGCCAGCGCTGAAGCTTTTGTGTCTGGAATCTCCAAGCGTGATGAAGCAAATAAGACACAGTGGCAGAAAGAAACATTTGACAATACTCCGAACCCGGGTGCAGGAGATCCCCCAGCAAACACAGATCCGGGAAAGAAAAGTGCTGCAGCTGAATATGCGAAGCAGTATTCACAGAATAAGAATCCGCAGCCCGTCGCTACGCCTATCGTTGGTGCGCAGCCAGGAACATTAATTTAAGGAGGAATTGAAATATGGCTTATATGAAAGTTATTCAGGGAGAAACGATCCCAAACTTTTTGGAAAGTGCCGTAGGATTGGTACAGAAGACTGAA